TGTTCATTCAAGAACTCGAGGCTTGCTTCGAAGTTGTCATCACGGGTACGGATGCTGTTGAGTGCGTTGATGAACACTGCATCAGATTGACGCATGACCTCATCAAGTTCGATGGTCTGGAAGCCTGCTTCACGCCATGCATCAGTGTCGAAGGCAAACGGGCTGTCGAACTCTTTCAGGAAGTATTCACCTTCAGTCGACTTAGTGTTGAGTACTGGCGACAGTTGAAAGAAGTCACCTACGACGATCACTTGCAGACCACCGAAAGGCTTGTTCTTACGCTTTGCTTTACGCAATGCCATGTCAATCGCCATGAACGTGTCAGCACGCACCATAGAGATTTCATCGATCACGATACGGGTGATTGAGTCGTCGCTGAACAGTTCCTTGACCTTCTCGTTGACGTTGTTGCGTTGTTGTGGGGACAAGTAGCCGAGACGTAGACGGAACGTGCTATGAATCGTCGCGCCCTTGATGTTCTGTGCAGCAATGCCTGTAGGGGCGAGGAAGATCGTGCTGTCGGAACACAGGTCACGAATCTTGCCGACCAGGACAGATTTACCAACACCACCGGGCCCGGATATGAACGTGTTTGCACCATTCATGATCTGGTTAAAGGCAAATTGTTGTTTCGTATTCAGTTGCATTCGGTATTTTCCACTTCATCAATCATTCGTTCATTAACAACTTCGGTGAGCGCTTCGATTAGTTCAAGCGCCTGCTCTTTGCTGAGTTGCACATCATGTTCACCAGAGCCGTGATGCTTGACCACAGTACCCAAGAACAAATTTCCGTATTGCACCGACATAATCAACTCATCACCAAGTTGATTCTGGCAGCCGAAACGACGTTCAAAGCATGATGAAAGCATGACTTAAATCCTCTCACATTCATATTAGAAGGGCCCAGAGTATGGGCCCATCCACAAGTTACGCCAAGATAATTCGCGACGGCTCGGACTGTTCAACTACTGGTTCAACAAGAACCCCTTCATCAGGTTCAGCAACAGGTTCGCGCATACCGAAGATCACCGCGAACTCTTCACAAATTGCCTTGAACAGGAAGTCTTTCGAACGCTGTTCCTGTGGCAGTTGAGCGTAGGGCACCATACACGGATGCATCTTGACTTCAGGACGCTTCTCTTTACCGTAGACCCATCCATCACGAGTCTTTTGAGCCATCCAGTTTTTGTGCGACTGCTCAGGGGTGCAATCAGGATTGGCGATATGGAAAGCAACACCGTCGATTGCCGACTGAACTTGCCAATCAGGGGCTTGATCCCATGGCACGACAGTATCATCACCGATCGACAGACAGTAAGCGCGATTCACTTGGTGCGCAACTTGTGCCACAGTGATATACATCGCGAAGGTCTGTTCCTGTTCAGGGGTCATTTGTTGCTGTGCTGCTTCACTCATGCTTAGTACTCTCTTTGTGATAAATGCCGATTGTGTATTTGGTACGCAGTTCCCAATCTTCTTTGTCAGCGTACTTGATGATCTTCACCACGTTAGGTGAGCCCATCGGGACAAGTCGCTCAGGGTCAACGACCTTGATCAGGTTCCACTCAACCAGCATCTGGACGATGCGGTTGCGACGTTCAATGTCACTTTCGCTCAAGTCGGTGCGCAGACCGTCGAGCGCCAGCAACTCTTTGAAGTGGCAGATGTAGTAGTGACCTTGACGGTGTAGAATGTGTGCCGACTGAGTCAGCACCTTTTCACTGCGACTCGCAAGACCGATGCGGGTCAATGTTTCTTTGACTTTCCGAAAACTTTCCGTATCGAGTAGTTCAACCTCAACCATTTTTTCGATTACGTCCACTGGACTTATCATTACTGCGACCTCCAACGTCATATGATGCTTTAATTGTCTGCAAATCTTCAGGTGTTAACAACTTCAAATACTCTAGTGCTCGCAGACGGTTGACGCCGTAATGCTTAACAACTAAATCGATATTTTCCTTGTCGTCTCCGCTTTGTTTAGCCCACTTGTTGAAACGCTTCTTTTTGCTGAGTAAGTAGAAGTAGAAGTCATGCACCTGCTCTTTGGTGAGCTGCCAATGCTTGTTCAGTTCATTGGCATACATGATTGTTTCTACGCTTTGCGACATCCCCCGATTGATCATGAACGGGGTAAAGTCAGGTGCAGTTTCTTCACGGAACAGGTATTGCTTGTCGTAGTTCAAATCAGTTAACCAATCGAACAACGCGACCTTAGTCCGCTTGTACTCTTGCTCCTCTTCCTTAACCTCTACGGCCTGACCGTTCAGATCGATCATTTGAATGTCACACTGCTCATCAGCGTAACGCACATTGCCGCGATATGTAGCTCTTTATCGGCAACAACACTATCGTACCGTTGATAGTCTTCAAGGATCAAAACTGCTTCAGGAATCGATTGTGGGTCGATGTGTTCTTTCAACGTCTTGTACAACTTGGTGTACAGCGACGAAATGTCGTTGGTCGCATTCTCTGCACACCATTGACGCACATCAGCGAACTTCTTAGCCTTCAGCGACTTGATCAATCCATCAATGCTGACTTCCTGAAGATCATTCAGAATGCCTGCGTCGATTTCACCACCGCGACCATATTGTTGCAACTGGCCGAGGATGCGACGGTTGTCGGGGAAGAACTTCTGGATCAAGGTCGCGACTGCGGTCTGATCGTACTTGATATTCTCATTCGCAAGAATAGCACATACGCGCTGAAAGAACTTCGCCTGAATCAGTGGTTGCTCGGCTTTTGCGATCTCGAAGTCCACACGCACTGTACGCGAATGAAGCGGGTCGATGATGCGGTTCGGGTAGTTACAGGTGAAGATGAACGAACACGTCTGTGAATAGCTCTCTAAGCCGCCACGCAACGCGCTTTGTGCTGCCGCTGTCAGTGCATCAGCTTCGTCGAGAATCACGCATTTACCAGCGTCAGAGAAGCTTACAGTTGATGCAAAGTCTCTGATCTTGTTGCGGATCGTGTCGATGCCGTTATCTTCCGATGCGTTGATGATAATCCAGTCAACACCAAGTTCTTGGCACAGCGCTTTTGCCGCAGTAGTTTTACCAGTACCAGCTGTACCACACAGCAGGAGGTTAGGGATGCGACCACCTTTGATGATGTCCATGAACTGGGTATTCAGTTTCTTGGGCAGGATGCAATCAGCAATCCGTTGTGGACGATACCGCTCAACAAAAAGTGGTTCTTTCATGTTGCAATCAATTGACATTCTACAACCTCACAATTACAATGATCAGGTAACAAAGCGCATTCGTTTAAGAATGCGCTCCAGATACTACATGCCTTAAGGCTTAGGCGCAAATGTGCTAGTGCTGCTAGCGTCCAGAGCCATCCAGAAGGTCTTGTTGGCGTTGGTCACTTTGGAGATTTTGCGCGAACTGATTTCGAATTTGCAGTCGCCATCCAGAACAGCCAGGGCATCGGTCTTGTAGAACAGATCGAAGGTATCAGAAGTAGTGCCGACTTCGATAGAGAAGCCGTTGGTGTCATCACCCGAACCGTTGTTGCGGTCGAATGCGCTCAGCACAACTTTAGCACCATCAGACTTGAAGCCGACGTATTCCAGTTTCAGCGCGTTCGCCGCGTTCATCACAGCCTTCAGTTGCTGCGCAGTCACGCTGACTTCCAGGTCTTCACTTGGCAGTTGGAAGTCTTTTTCGAAGTAAGAGTTGATGAGCTTTTCCGCGCCATCCACATACTTCAGCTTTTGACCACCATCCTCAGACTTGATCAGAACAAACTTGTCGTTGCTGAAGTCCAGGACAGGATTGGAAATGATGCCTACAACGCCGATGAATTCACGCACATCATAGATGCAGAAGGTACGCGGGAAGTCTTCAGCGATCGGTGCCTGGAAGGCGATGGTCTTGGTATCGTTGACGCTGCGAATTTCCTGCTTGCCTGCAACGATCTTCAGTGTCTGGTTGATTGCATACAACCCTTTCAGAATATCAACAGTTTCTTTGCTCAGACGCACTTCGTTAGTGTTGCTCATGTATTTCATACTCCAAGGGTTTTAGTTACACAGTGTTTAGGCTAGCCATTCTACAGTGTGGCAATTACTTGTCAACACTAATATTCGATTTTACTTTAAGTACGCAACTATCACGTAACCGAAGAGCGACAAGATCGCCTCCGTATACGCAACCGGCATCGATGTTGTACGAAGCAACATCAAAACCGCGCTGCTCTTCAACTTGCTTTTCAAGGTCATGATAGTTCCACTTCTGGTGTCCGTGTACGAACGTGGTGTCGGTGTGATGCGCTCGCAGTTGTTCCAAGTCGACAGCAGTCGAGCGCATGCAGTAGTTAGGGACACTACCGATAGCATCTCTGAAGATGAAACCGATACCCTTCTCGATATCTTTTATAGGCGCATGGCTCAGTACAAACGCGTGACCATCGAGAATGATCGTGTAGAAGGTTTCGCGTTCGATCAACAGGTCAACAATCCACTGTTGTTTGTCTTTAGGTAACTGTGCCAGTGCTTCATGGTTCTTGTTGCGCGCCAGAGACGAATAAGGCTTGTAGCCGTAATGTTCAAGGACGAAGTTGTATTCGTGATTACCCATTACCCTGTAATCGGCTGGATCATTGATGATCATGTTAGTGAAGGCAGGACCACGGTCGATCATGTCACCTAGTTGAAAGATACGTGCATACTTACCTAACAGTCGGGCATCATGCTCACACTTATCGACCAGAGCGTTGTATTCGTCCGCACAGCCGTGAACATCACCAATCGCGTAATACTCGCAATGAGGCTCAGCGACAACGATATGCTTCATTAGCAAATCTTGGATAGGATTATATTTCATTGGACGATTTCCCAATCTTGGTTGATACGGACGAACTCCACGCCAGTATCGTACTTAGCCGCTTCTTGGAAGCGCGGCATGAGCGTGTAATAACGCGTACACTGCTTTTCAAAGTCGACATGCTCATCAATGTCGCGCTTTGCATAGCGCGCTCTCAGAACATCAACAGAGGGCGGATCAAAGCTGATGAACTTCACAGTTCGCTTGAATCGCTTCGCCAACGCAAGGTAGTCACCACACTCATGGAACTTAAGGTTCGATGAGTTGATAACAGTGTAATTGCAACCGAAGCGCAGACGCATCTCCAGCGTGTTTTTGATCAGTTCATAGACCATAGCACTGGCGTTGTTCTGTTTACTCGTGTCGTCGAATAACCGTAACCTGAAGTCATCGGTCGACAGCACGCAATTCGGTTGAAAGTGTGCATCTGCGAATCGATCCTTACCAACACAGTTCGGACCACGTAAAATGAATATCACCACCAGACTCCATCGCCAAGACCTAATTTAGAAGCGCGTGCAAAGAATAAGAACATTGCCAACGGCATAATGAAGAAGAACAGCCAGTACATGATGCCACGCTTTGGCTTCAGACGTGAGTAGAACAGTCGACCAATCAGGTTCAGACCGATACCACCAACACTGATCCAGAAACATATGCCTGTTAGAGCAAGCGTTAACGCCATTGCAACTGTCATAACAACCTCCTCTTCAATCATTTGGTTCACTTCTGATATACCACATCATAGCGTATGGCACGTCTTGAGTCAATCATTATATAAATAAAACTTTATAACCTTAATATCCATTCAAACCGATTAACAGCTTGTTCAACGTCTGGAGACGTATTTTACTGGTTTTTATAGGATAGTACAATATAAATTTTCTATGAATTATTAGTTTTATAATAGAATATTTCTATTGAAGGTTGAACTGGGTTTGATACCCATAAATAGTCTAAAATAGCATACTATAGAGGGTTGATGAATGTCAACAGTCAAAACAGACAGCGTGATTGGGTCATTTCTTCCTATCCCAGTCATCGAACATGCAACTGACTTTGAGGTGTACACTGCCACCGCTGGTCAGACCGTGTTCACTACCACAAAGTTTGATCGATCAAACGCAATTCGCGCAATCTCGAAGAGTTCTGGCGGGGCGTTCAGCGAAGTTACTGCTACTTGGACTGGGGCAAACACTGTCACTATCTCAGGCACGATTCTTGGTGCAGGCCAGATCTTCTACATCTTCAAGGTAGGCACTCACGCTACTAAAGTGAGGGTGCAGGATGCGACGGGTGCATGGGTTGACTTGTCATCATTCGTCGCGACCATGTCTGCTGCTTCTAGCAACACACTGATAGTATACGAATACACTGCCACCGATAACCAGACTGTCTTCAGCGGTGCAGACAACAATGGTTTGACTTTGAACTATGTCGCTGGCAGTGCGCTAGTTGCATACAACGAAGGGTTACTACAAAAAACTGTTGATTATACAGCCACTAGTTCAAGTGTTCTGACCTTAGCAACGGGTGCTGAAGCTGGCGCATTGGTGCGCATTTATGCTTTTGGTACATTCTCTGTAGCCAACGTTTATACCAAAGCTGAGTCAGACGCTGCACTCGCAGCGATTCGTCCTATCTACTGTCACCGTACCCGTACAGGCGGATCAGGGATAAACTCCAAAGTTCTGTTCTCTGAAGCCGTTGTTACGTCCGATGCTTCTATTTGGGATGCAACTAACTGGCGGTTTGTTGCCCCAGAAGCCGGTGTTTACGAAATCAACTTTACAGCCATGAAAACAAACGCAGGATTGGCACGTATCCTGGTTGGTTTCATGGACGACGCCCCTACGGCGAGTAACTGTTTAGCTCAAGCATATGACGGCAGTTCACAAGCCCAAATGATGAGCATTACTACCATGGTACGCATGACTGCCGGACAATGGGTGTGCGCCTATGTCGCCGCCGGTGCCCTGTTTGGTGGTGAGGTTAGGCCGTACCAATACTTCTCCATTAAACGTATCAGCCTTTAATTAATAGCTGCCTGGCGAAGGGCAGCATAAGGAGTAATCATGCCATCTAAAGCACGTTTGAAAGCAAAGAATATTTTAGGTATCGCCGAGGGCGGTACAGGTGCAACATCCACGGGCGCAGGGGCGGTTGGGGTTGTCTCCCAAGCTGCGGGAATCCCTACTGGCGCCATCATCGAATATACAACTGACGGTGCAGGAAGTACATGCACTCGATACGCCGATGGCACACAAGTATGCACTTATCGCTTTCGGTCACCATCCGTATATGCATTAGACGTTGCGGTAGGTCCTATGTGGCGCACACGGGATACAGCCATTCTAGTGAGTGGCATTAACTACCTAAAGGCGTTTGTTGGCGAGCTACCCAAACTGAGCTACACAGTACGCATGGACAGCTGGTACGGGTTTCCAGGCCTAATTGCTGGTACTCGCACACTAACAGCATGGGTACCGTCGCATGTTATTAGTCTTGCGTCAGTTTCAACCACTGTTGAAATTGACTGTATCGCTTGGGGCCGCTGGTTCTAACATGAATATTAACGTCTACTCACACTGAGGAGAGAACGATGTACAAGATTAATGGTAATGGCGTCATCCGTATTGCGGATGGTGCGAGTATACCTAATGACATGCACAACAGTGATTGGGCGGCATACAAAGTATGGCTAGCCAAAGGTAACACGCCTCAGCCTGAGTTCTCTGCTGAAGTTATCGCAGCTAAGCGCAGAGTGGCAATAGCTGATCGCCGGTTCAATGCTGAAGTGGCAGGTATCACTGTAGGTGGCATCCCTGTCTACACGGATCGCACCACTCAGAACAAATTGACGGCAGCGGCATTTCGCGCTTCGCGTGATCCTAACTACACAGTCGATTGGAAGACCCTTGACGGTTCTTTCGTTTCACTGACCGCAGAACTTATTTTGTACGTTGCTGATGCTGTAGGTGACTACGTGCAAGCGTGCTACACGCGTGAGGGTGTTCTCGGTTACATGCTGACGAACGGCACCTACACAGACTCAATGCTTGAAGAGGGCTGGCCAGCCCGGGAGGTACCGTATGTCGCAAATTAAAGTAACAACGTTGATGAATGCTGATGGGTCGAAACAGGCCACTTCAGCAGACGTCATCGATGGCGCAACAAAGACCAAACTGTTTTCACCGTTCAGCTTGGCGATGTTGGCAGGCGTTGATGCTGCTGCCCTTCGTGGTTCGATGGTTGCGGCAAAGAGTGGTACGAACAGTGACATTACACAGTTGTCGGGGTTGACTACTGCTCTAAGTATCGCTCAGGGCGGTACAGGGGCGGCAACTGCCGATGCAGCACGGGCAGCGCTGGGCGTCATGGGTCGTAACCGTATCATCAATGGTGATTGTCAAGTCTCCCAGAAAGCGACAGTCTCTGTCACCACAGGAGTAACTGCTTATGGTGGTGCTGACAGATACCGCGCCGTTAATGGTGCATCTGCCGGTGGTGCGTTTTCTCAGGCGAGAAACACATTGATCCATGACGGGACTTCAAAACTATCTATCCGTCACACAGTTACAACACCTATTGCGAGTAGAACAGGTGGTAACTACTGGCAAGGGCTGCATCAACTGATCGAAGGTGTCAACTGTTTTGATTTCGTCGGAAAGAACATCACCGCTTCCTTCGTTTTCAACACAAACGTTAGTGGGACCTACTCTGTTGCTCTACGTGATGGATCTACGAAGTCGTATGTTTCAACTTTTGCGGCGGTTGCCAATACACCTGTGAGAGTGGAAATTACTGCGCTAGTCCCATCTGATGCGTCAATCCCCAACGACAACTTTTCCGGATTCTCGCTTGTAGTGGGAGCTTTGAACACAGGGACTTATCAAACGTCCTCGCTGAACGTGTGGCAAAATAGTGTATTGCTCGCCGCAGATACCGCTACAAACTGGGGCGCTACAAACGGAAACTTCATTGAAATGACTGATGTGCAAGTCGAACTTGGAACATCTGCTACAGCCTTTGAACGTTTAAATTTCACAACCCAACTTAACAACTGTAAACGCTACTACACCAAATTTGATAATGCGTTCTATTATGTAGATTATGCAGGGTTTGCTAACACTGGTTATGTTGGTAGACACCTTCTTCCAGTTAATATGCGAGAAATTGCTACAGTTGGGATTTCTGGAGTTTCAAGCACTAACCTTGCAACATCTAGTGTCTCTTGTGAAAGTATTAACACTATCCGAGTTAACTATTCAAACTCGGCAGTCGGGAACGTTGTCTACGCCGTTGGTACTGTCACATTAGACGCTGAACTATAATCACAGGAGAATAACATATGTATAAGATTCAAGGAGATGGTGTCATTCATCTTGCGGAAGGATTGTACATCCCTGCCGCATTAGGTAATAGACACTACGTCAAATACTTGGAGTGGCTTGAGGAGGGTAATACTCCTGAGCCAGAACTGTCCGATGCGGATGTTCTAGCTCAGAGTTCGGCGCTCGCTCGCAAGTTCCGTGATGATGAACTTTCGCGTGCCGATGTAATGTTGAACAGGGTCCAAGACGGTGAGACTAACATTGGTACTCAGAAAGCATGGCGCGCATATCGTGTAAGCCTTCGCGACTGGCCTTCTACAGAGAGCTTCCCTCTGGTAGCTCCAGTAGCTCCAGATGCGTAGCATTAAATAGTGTTATCGCACTCTGACACCTATCAGGAATAAACATGTCAAGTATTATTTCAAACTCACTCCGGATCTTGAATTCGGAGACGTTCGCCAAACGAATCGCTGAACAGCCAACGTACCTGTTCATTGGTAAGGACACTTCATGGGCTGACGAAGAACTGCCTGATATTCCTACCGAATCAACGAAGGACTTGACTCAGCTCTACAAAAACATGTTGGCCGTTAAGCGTGTTACTGCCGACACAATGACGTCGGTGATTCAGCGCATCAACTGGACATCAAACTCGGTGTACGATGCGTTTGACGATACCTTGAACATGATCGATGATCGTAAGAGTAACGGCACCCGTTATCGCTATTACGCGTTGACTGATGAGTTCAACGTCTACAAGTGTCTGTCGAACAACAATGGCGCGGCGTCAGTCAACAAGCCTACATCGCAGCAAATCACCGAGTTCAAAACGCCCGACGGTTACATCTGGAAGTACATGTACACCATTCGCTCAACCGACGTGTTCAGCTTCTTGACACAAGACTGGATGCCTGTCTACACGATTATTGCGAACGATGGTTCATCGCAATGGCAAGTGCAGGAGAACGCGATTGACGGTGGTATTCATGACATCGTGGTTAAGACTAATGGCGCAAGCTACAACCCTGCTATTCCACCTACTGTGGTCATCACTGGTGACGGTACAGGTGCAACTGCGCAAGCTGATGTGCACCCGATCTCAGGGGCAATCACGCGCATCTTGATCACGAACCCTGGAGTGAACTACACGACCGCAACCGTCACACTGACCAATATCGGTTCAGGTAATGGCTGCACTTCAGTGGCGATCATTGCACCAGTTGGTGGTCACGGTAAAGATGCCAAGCTTGAACTTGGTGGCGTGAACAAGATGATCAAAATGACCTTGAATGGTGCTGAAGGTGGTGCGTTCCCAACTACGACCTTCCGTCAAGCTGGGCTCCTGTACAAGCCGTTGAGCACCGAACAAGGCTCTAAGATCACAGTTGCATCAACTAACGGCTTTAAAGCTGGCGAGACTGTCACAGGGGACACAACAGGGGCAACTGGGGTTATTCGTCTCGTTGACGACAATGAACGGACACTTTGGATCGACACTGTAGTTGGTGCGTTTATTCAGTCCGAAACAATTAGCAGTGATGGTGTATCAGCGGCAATTGAGCGAGTTGTAAACAACACGAACTTGGTACTCGTTAGCACTGTTGCTTCGGCTGACGACGTTGTGACCCGTACTGGTGAGTTCATGTACATCTCCAACCGTGAAGTGATTGCGCGCAACGATACGCAAACTGAGGAAGTCCGCTTCATCATCGGTTTTTAAATTGTGGTGAGTTGATATCAAGTGCGCCATCCTTTGGCGCATTTTGGTATAAATAAGACCTATAGAGCCTTTCTTTAAGAGAACACATAATATGGTCAATACAACATTTGCTCCATACTTCGACGATTACGATGAGACTAAGAACTACCACAAGGTATTGTTCAAGCCTCGCGTTGGCGTTCAAGTCCGTGAGCTGAATCAGTTGCAGACAATGTTTCAAAAACAAATCGAACGGTTCGGTTCGCACATCTTCGAAAACGGCTCAATGGTCGCGAACGGTGAAAGCAACTACGACTATGCCTATGAGTACGTCACACTCACCAACGTCGATTACGCCGAAATCTCCGAAATCCTATCATCGAATACTGTAACTGTCGAAGGTGACTCTACGGGCGTCATTGCGACCGTCGTTCAACACGTTCCTGACACACTGACCGATCCAGTCACATTCTACCTCAAGTACGATTCGAGTGGTACCGCTGGTGAATCGCGCTTTGCTGATGGCGAGACCCTGACCCTGTCCTACTCTGGTGAAACTGACTTCGCCCAAGCGACAGCGATTACTACTGGTCAAGGTTCCGTATTCTCGATCAACGCTGGCATCTTCTACTTCAACGGCGACTTCATTCGCACTGACGCTCAACGCATCGTGCTTGGCAAGTACACCAGCCAACCATCTTCGGTCGTCGGCTTCCGTCTGACTGAATCTATTGTTGACTGGACTGCTGATGATACTTTGGTTGACGTCGGCAACAAAAACGCAATCGGTGCTGACCGACTGAAGAAAGTCCTTGCACTCGAAGTATATGGTCTGAACGAAGTGTTCGACCGCTCGACGTTCATTGAACTTGGTCAGTTTGAGGAAGGCGTTGAGCGCAAGAAAACAACCACATCGACTTACAGCGTTCTGGCTGACACTATGGCCCGCCGTACTTACGATGAATCGGGTGATTACACTGTAACCGCTTTCAACCTGCGTCTGCGCGAACATCTCAATGCAAACAGCAACGGTGGTCTGTTCGATGCCCCAGTTGGCGATGAAGCCAAGTTTGTTGTGGGTGTTGAACCTGGTAAAGCATACGTTCGTGGCTATGAAGTCGAGAACTTTGCAACCCGCTATATCGACGTCGATAAGGCGCGTGCTACTGGTCACCTGAACAACACTGCATTGACTGTACCAGTCGGCAATTACATTGCTGTTACAGGGCACAACGTTCTGCCAGTGAGCAATTCATTCCAGACCGTTACCTTCTACTCAGGTGTCTCTGTGACTCCTGGTGCAGTTCCTCCTGGTACTGTGCTTGGTACTGCTAGCGTGCGTTACTCTGCGCTTGGCACAACTGCTGGTCAGTTGCTGGTGTATCTGTTCAACGTGCGCTCGGCTGCTGGCACTAACGATACAAGCTTCATCGCGACTGCCAAGTCCGTGTATGCTGCTGGTACTGTTGCGTTCACTGCTAACTTGCTGACTGTTCCTGAACTGGTCAACTCTGTCAACCACGGCCTGACTTACACTCTGCCTGTGAACGTTGTCAAGACCCTTGCGCCAGGTGGTGTTAGTGATACTTCGTTCTCGGTCATTCGTCAATACACTGCGACTTCAGATTCGTCTGGTACTGTTGTGTTGTCTGCTGGCACTAACGAAAGCTTTGCTGCGCCGACCGCTGTCAACAGTGTGGCGTCGTACAAGCCTGCTGGTGCTGCTGTAACTCGTGAGATTGCTACTATCTCGACTCTTGGTGGTGTGCCTGTTGGTTCGTCGCTGACTATCGCGTTGGGTGCGGGTGCTGCTTCACTGCCAATCACTATCAACGTTGAGGTGATCAAACAGCAAGCAGTGCAGAAGACCAAGACCAAGACTGTTGCGTCTGTGACCAAGACTGCTGGTTCGATGGTAAACCGTAAGGTTCAACTCGATAAGGCTGACGTCTACAAGATCGTTTCGGTTGTTGAAAACGGTGTCGACAAGACCTCGCGTTACAAGCTGAACACTAACATCACGTCCGAATATTACGGTGTCTCGAACATCGAACTTCTGGCTGGTGAGTCTCTGCCGACTAACGACCTGGTTATCGACTTCGAATACTACTTGCACGGTGCAGGTGATTACTTCAACGTTGACTCTTACAGCACTGTGGCTTACCCAAGCATCCCTGTAGACGCGGCAAACAACTCAGCCACTAGCATGGCAGACATGATCGACTTCCGCCCTCGCTTCAATGATGCAGGGACCGCATTCACCGGTACAGGGGCTTCGTTCGTTGAAGTACCAGCACCGTACACACTGTTCCGTTGCGATTTGGATCAATACCTGCCGCGTGTTGACAAAGTGTATGTCGATTCGAAAGGTACTTTCGGTGTCATTAAAGGTGTTCCTGCGATTAACCCCGCTGAGCCGAACGCCCCAGATAACACAATGACCCTGTACAAGTTGATTGTTCCTGCTTACACGAAGTCGGTTACCGATATTCAGTCTGTGTTCATCAACAACCGTCGTTACACTATGCGTGACATCGGTAAGTTGGAAGATCGAATTGCGAATATCGAATACTACACCTCGCTGTCGTTGCTTGAAACTGAAACCAACTCGATGCAGATCACCGATCCGTCTACTGGTCTGAACCGCTTCAAAAACGGTTTTGTGACTGATGGCTTCTCTGATTACTCTGTGGCTAACTCGACTGTAGCAGAGTTCAACTGTAACATCGACAGCAGCATCATGAGCCCAGGTATTGGCGTTGACTTCGTCGGTCTGACACTTGATCCTGCATACTCGACTGGTGCTGTTCAGACTGGTTCGTTGATCACTCTGCCGTATACCGAGCGCGTGTTCCTGTCGCAGTTGCTTGCGTCTGATGCACTGAACATCAACCCGTATGCTGTTTACCGCTGGAACGGTACACTGACCCTGAACCCAAGCAGCGACGTTTGGTACGATAGCACTATCATCGGCCGCAACAACGTTAGCCAAACTGTGGGTAACTGGTCAAGTACTGCACCATCCGTAGTGTACACCATGCACAACGGTGCAAACACTTGGACGACAACTAACCCGAACGATTCTGCTCGGCGTCACTCGCGTGTAGGTTCGTCTACAACGACCACAACACAGAACGTAGTTACCACGTCGTCGTCGACTATCACCAACCAAGTTGGCACTTCAGATATCCCGTACATGCGTTCACGCGAAGTTGCGTTTTCTGCTCAGGGTCTGATGCCGTTCAGTCGTGTGTATGCGTTCTTCGACGATGTCAACGTTACCGCACACTGCAAACAAGGTGTACAAGCCTACGGCGCACCGATGTACGTTAACAGCTTGGGCAACATCTCGGGTACTTTCTTGATCCCTAATACGACCGCTTTGCGCTTCCGTACCGGTACCAAGCAGTTCACCCTGATCGACAATGCTAACAACGTGCGCGAAACTTCGCTGTCGTACACAGGTGCAAGTTACACCGCTAAAGGCACTCTGAACTTGCTGTCGCAGACTGTTGTGACTACCACAAACATCTCGCAAGTGTCTAGTTCGGTCGTTAAACCATGGGATCCATTGGCGCAGTCGTTCTTTGTTGAGAAGTCTGGTGGTGTGTTTGTTACTAGCATCGAAGTATTCTTCAAGACCAAAGATACCGTAATGCCAGTATCGATCCAGATTCGCGACATGGAAGCTGGTGTACCTGGTAAGAACATCGTGCCTTATAGCACTGTGTCGATGAACCCAAGCCAAGTGAACGTGTCGACTAACGGCACTGTTAGCACCAAGTTCGTAATGGAAAGCCCTGTGTACCTGGCAGATGGCAACGAATACTGCTTCGTTCTGATGTCGAACAGCAACAACTACAACGCGTTCATCGCCACTATGGGTCGTCCGTCGTTGGTTGGCAACGTTGCAATCTCGAAACAGCCAGCAGTAGGTGTTCTCTTCAAGTCGCAGAACAACAGCACCTGGTCTGAAGATCAGTTGTCGGACATGAAGTTCAAGATCAACACTGCGAAGTTCAGCACTGATTCGGTGTTCAGCGCAGGTTTGAAAATGGGCTACCCGGATCGTGTGACTCTGGTCGCTAACCCGATGAAGTCGACTGCTGCTTCGAACACTATTACCCTTGAAATACCTAACCATGGTATGTTCGTTGGTTCTAAGTTCGTAATTGAAGGTGTTGATGTTGGTCCTGGTATCCCACTCGGTGAATTGAATGCTCAGCAAACCGTGTTCAGTGTAATTGATCCGGATCACTTGACCTTCAAGACCACTACCAACGCTACCACAAGTGGTTCGTTCGGTGGCGCTGTTGTGACTTCAGGTAAGAGCATGGCGATGGCTGCACTGCAACCAATCATCGAAAACTTGACGTTCGACCAGACTGAGATTGTTTGGACTTATCGTGGTACAACTGGCCAGTCAACTGACGGTACTGAAACACCGTACCAACAAGCGGCTGCGCTAAACATTACACCGGGCGCAAACAACTTGCTTGCTGTACCGCACGTTGTTCCAAACTCGGCTAACGATTCTCTGCTAACTGCTCCTGCAGGTATTGTAACAGCAGGCTTGGTTTCTTTCGTTGATAACATCTCTCCTGTTATCGACATGAACCGCGCAGGCATTATCGGTATCGTTAACCGCATCAACAACCCGACTACAGTCACTGAGACAGCGGCTACGGGCGGCAACGCTTACGCTCGATACTTGACTAAGGTCATCGGTCTGGCGAACGCTGCGAACGCTCTCAAGCTGTTCGTTGACGTGAATCAGCCACAAGGGTCTAACTTCCTAGTGTTCTACCGCACTGGTAACACTGAACAGGAAGTGAATGATAAGGTCTGGGCCGCAATGCCAGCAGTGTCGACTAAAACTTCGACTGATCCGATGATTTTCAACGAGTTCCAGTATGCCAAAGACGCTCTGACACTGTTCAGCTTCTACCAGTTCAAGATCGTCATGACATCGAATTCGTCGTGTAATGTACCAATGGCCAAACGACTGCGCGGACTTGCGCTGGGGACTTAATGAACGATCTACTTCACGTAGAGGGCATACCAGGATTGCGCAAGGACGCGCAATCGGGTGGTGTTCTAAATACTGACAGAGATGCCTTACTCGCTGCGCGTGAGTTACAAGCACGCAAGCTCAACGAGAAGGCGCACATCGACAACTTAGAGAAGAAGGTTGAACGGCTCGAAGGCTTACTCAACCAGCTTCTAGAGGAAATGAAGAATGGTAAGTGAATTGGTATTCAGCGATACGTTCGCTGAGTGGAAAACAAAGATCAATGCACTTGTGCAGGCCCACACCGACACGGCCCAATATCTGGACGATTATATTGCAGAACTGGCTATCACTGGCCCGTTCACATATAACCGCGCTGATACTTCTGGGTTAGACATCTCGGTTTACGGTGGTACTGTTCGTAACGGTTCTGTGGTTGAGTTTATGGCTAACACAGTCGTAACGATGCCGCCTAGTGTGACTCGCGTTCTGGTCATTTACAAGATCGACAACTTTGCACCTGTATTTCAACTGCATGCGTCTGATGCGGTGCCTGAAAAGAACGTGTTGCCAATCGCAATCTTCACGACTAACGCAACTCAGTTGACAGCCTACACAGACTTGCGGACTCAGTTCAGCATGTCGTCTGGTACAGCAGGTTCAGCAAGTGGAGTACTCATGTTTGACAGAAACATTGACTTGAGCATTTCGGTTCCAGCAGCCAAGAACGCCCTGTCGATTGATCCTACGGTTAGCCCTGGTATCACTGTGACTGTCGAAAGTGGCGCACTGTGGGTGGTGCTCTAATGGCAGACATTACCTCCCGTGCCGAGTTTGCTGAATATTGCCTGCGCAAGCTGGGCAAACCAGTTATTCGCATCAACGTGTCCGACTCTCAGGTGCAAGATCGCATTGACGATGCAATTCAGACTTGGAACGGTAAGCACTATGATGGCTCTGAGAAGTGCTGGATTGGCTATGCACTGACGGAAGAGGACATCCTGCGCGGTTACATCTTGTTGCCGAGTGACATCATGATCGTTGATCAAATTATTCCGATGTCAACGATCTACAAGGAAAATGGTTCTGATAGTCTGTTCAGTTATCGTTACCAATTCATGCTGCAAAACTTGTCACCGTTTCAACCACTCGACATGCTCAACTATTACATGACAATGACCAATCTCCAAGAAGTCAACGACATGGTCAATACGACTGAGCGTTTCGAGTTCACGAAAAGCAAGTCGAAGCTAATCATCTATCGCGGTATGGAATCTTCGAAAGTGGGTGAAGTACTGACGTTTCATGTGTACAAAAAGATCGACCCAGACACCGATTCAGCAGCGTGGAATGACACTTGGTTGAAGCGTTATGCGACTGCACTGATCAAACAGAACTTCGGTCAGAACATGAAGAAACATGGCGAGATTCAAATGCTTGGTGGTGTTTCGGTCAATGGCCAACAAATCTTCGACGAGGCAACGGCTGAAATCAATGACCTTGACGAGGATCTACGCAGCACATACGAGGAGCCCGTCGACTTCATGATGGGATAGAGGGTAAGGTGAGATGATAGACGAAAACAACAACGGTATAGATGATGAACTTGAGCGCGCTCGGGCTCAGCTTGAAGCTGACAAGGATAAGCTCAAATGGATCATTCGCCGCCGCATGGCTGTTGGTTCGTTTCTTTCGCTGATCCTGTTTGGTGTGTATTACGCACTGGTCGGCTTGTTCATCTCGGTTGACACTGCAAAGACAATGGCCGAGTTCAACAGCATCGTGGTCACGATTGTGGGTGCGTTGATCTCGCTGTTACTCAGCTACTACGGTACATCATACTTGTTCGATAAGGACAAGTTGCGATAAGCATAACGAACCCGACAACTCAGTCGGGTTTTTTATTACCGTTATCACTAAATAGGTTTATACAATGCACCCGACTGGGCGCGATAGACAGAATCTTTTAAGGGTATTGCGATGCTCAACCCATACATGACGAACTATACGGCGACTGAAGAACAACAGTTGACCGATGACCTGATCATTGAAGCTATTCAGGCGCGCGGTGTCGATATTCGATACATGGAGCGCACGCACCACAATTACAACGCGCTGTATGGTGAAGATCCTACATCGTCATTTGCCGGCACTAAGTCGATTGAGATGTACCTGGAGAACGTACAGGGCTGGGGTGGTCAGGGCGAGATGATGACCAAGTTTGGTCTGACTATCAAAGACACAGCGAAGTTCATTGTTAACCGAACACGCTTCACTGAAGAGTTCCCAGATCTCCCGCGTCCACGTGAAGGTGATTTGCTGTTCATGCCTTACACCAATGCGATCTTTGAAATCAAGTTCGTCGAAAACGAAAGCCCGTTCTTCCAACAAGGCGCACAACTGGTCTATGAGATTAGTGCCGAACTGTTCGAACTGAGCCATGAAGATATTGACGCAGGTGATGTTGACATCAACGAATTCATTGCAGGTGTGATGAACTTCGACCAAGCGACTGAAACTGAGCCATTCGGTAAAAACGAAGTCATTGAGGCCACGTTCCAACCTGAGACGACTTTTGATCCAGCAGACCCATTCGCGGTGAAATGATCATATGCATTCATTAGAGAGTTTTAAGTATAACAAGACCATCACCCTATTGACTGGGGTGTTTGGTGCTGTGTTCAACGAAATCAAGATCGAACGTGCTGATGGCAAAATTATCCTTGTGCCGATCTCCTATGCAATCCAGCAGAAGTATGATGCGCGACTAAAGCAAAACCCTGACATTCAGACGTCGCTGAAGTATCAGAACATTCTACCAAGAATGAGTTTCAAGCTTGTCTCTTGGCAGCGCGATCCTGATCGTATGTTGAGCAAATACAACCAGTTGGTTGAACAGTCCGACAGGACGCAAGTGACCGAGCTTTCGAGCCAGCGTAACCGCGTGCCATACAAGTTCATGTATGAAGTGAACGCAAAGACCAAGACTGTTGACGACATGCTTCAGATCGTTGAACAGATCCTTGTCATGTTCAACCCGTCACTGAATGTGATCGTTAAAGACAACAAGGATCTTAATGTAACTTCGGCAATTAACATCGCCCTGCTTGATTCGCAGATTCAGGACATGTTCGAAGGCGCATTTGATGATGAACAGTATCTTGAAACTTCGTTCAGCTTTGCACTTGACGGCTGGCTTTATATGCCGACTGCGACTAGCAAAATCATCACCAAAGTGATTACAAACATCTTCGACTTGGATACGTCCGAGTTGTTGCTCACGAATGTTGAGGTTCCATAATATGAATGATCGCCAGACTACCCGTTTCGAGGAGCGGCTTAATCAAATCGTCGGTGCTGAAAACGATGTGTCCAAAGCGCTTGACGCGCTTGACGATGAGACAAGTCACTCAAATCTGCCAACTGTGGTTGAGTACGACGACGTCCCTACGAAGATGGAACCGTCAGAAGCCCTGCCACCTGACTTGCTCGACGACTACACGTTCAGTCGCAAGATTCTATACGGTCTGATTAATCGTGGGATCGTGGCCCTTGAAGGGGCTTCAATCGTTGCGCGTGAGTCTGAGCATCCACGAGCGTTCGAAGTCGTTGCCTCGATCATGAACAACATCTCAGGAATGACCAAAGACCTTCTTGATTTACAAAAGCCGCTGTCCTCATCAGGGGGCAAGCAAACTATTGCCAAGCAAGTGAATATCCAACAGAACTTCAATGGCAGTGCACCACCAGAGAACGCAGTTAAAGACATTAACGCGTTGCTGGATGACCTATAAGGAATAGGGATATGTCCGATTATCCATTTGATCTTGTCGACTTCATAACGAATAACACTGCACTCGTTAAGAAGTTCTTGAGTAAGAACACTTACAGCCTTTATGTGCCTGACGTGTTCGCCGACAAGGAACATTACTACAAAAACAATCAGATCATCCTGAGAGCGGGCGCGCCTGTATTCGAATACTCAGATCTCCAGAAACTTGAGTACATCAAGTGTATGCGGGATGTTGTGTACTTTGCGCGCAAGTACGTCAAGATTATCTCCATCGATGATGGTATCATCCCGTTCAACCTCTATCAGTTCCAAGAAGAGTTGCTAGAGCTGTACCAGAAGCATCGATTTGTTATCTCGATGCAGGCACGGCAGACGGGTAAAACCCAGACGACTGCGACCTACTTGCTACACTTCGCGACCTTTACGCCGTCGAAGACGATTGCAATTCTGGCGAACAAAGCTGCTCAAGCGCGGGAGATTCTGTCACGGATCCAGATGTCGTATGAAAGTCTACCTAACTTCCTCAAGCAAGGTGTGACGACATACAACAAAGGTTCGATGAAGTTTGGCAACCGCTCTGAGCTGTTCTGTGGTGCTTCGACTTCAAGTTCGATTCGTGGTCGTTCTATCTCGTTGGTGTACATCGACGAAGGCGCGTTCATTCCGCGTGACATGGAGTTCTATGAATCGACCTACCCTGTAATCTCATCGGGTAAAGAGTCGCGCATTATCATCACGTCAACCCCTAACGGTGCGCGTGGACTGTTTCACAAGTTGTGGCAAGAGTCAGTCAACGGCATCAACCAGTTCAAGCGTATGGAAGTGCCTTGGTATCTTGTACCAGGTCGCGATGCTGCATGGAAAGCTGAACAGATCGCTAACACCTCGGCCGAGCAATTCAACCAAGAACACGGCATTATCTTCCGTGGTAGCCAGAACAGCTTGCTGAGTGCAGACACACTTGCACAACTGGTGATCAATAAGCCGATTGACACGTTTGGTGACTTGAAGGTCTACGCGCATCCGATCAACGGTCATGAATACTTCATCACAGTTGACACGTCGCGTGGTGTGGGTGGTGACTTCTCGGCATTTGTGGTGTTTGATGTCACTCAGGTACCGTATAAGGTCGTGGCGACTTACAAGAATAACACGATATCTCCGATGATCTATCCGCAAGTGATCAAGACGGTTGCTGACAAGTACAACGGTGCTTATGTCCTAGTTGAGATTAACGACATCGGTGAACAAGTTGCCAACATTCTCTATTACGAATTTGAGTATGAAAACTTGCTGATGTGCTACTCGGAAAAGAGTTTGCAGACAATCGGCTTCAAAAACGATGCCCGTATCGGCGTTAGGACCACTACGCAAGTCAAGTCAATTGGCTGCTCAAGTGTCAAGACGATGATTGAAACTGGCCGACTCGAACTCAGCGATGAGGAAATGATTGATGAGTTCGGTACATTCGTCCCTAAAGGTAAGTCGTATGAGGCCGACTCAGGGGCACATGATGACCTTGTGATGTGCTGTGTGCTGTTTGCATGGGCAACCGTGCAACAGTACTTCATTGATTTGACAGACAAAGACGTACGGAAAAACGTGCGCGGCATACTTGAGGAAGACTTGATGGAGTCTCTGTTACCGTTCGGCATCATCGCAAACGGTTTCGAAGAGTTCACAGGCATTCCTGAGGCGCGACCATTTGGTGTGTTCTAG